TGCATTAGTAGCTGCGTTAGTAGCTGTAGACGCTCTACGTAATACATTACCCCCACGTGATGGAAGAGAAGTGGATGCATTCCATGCCTGACGCAGCTCCTGAAACATTGCTGAGCATCCACGTGCTGCAGCAGCAATTGCCTGTTTGGCCGTATCTTCATTGCCATCTGCCACACCAATACGAAGAATCATTTCATCACGCAACGGGTGTGGAACGGAATATCCTGCATAGGTAATATGCGGCTGGTCTGTTCCCTCAATATGGTGTTGAACCAGCCATGTCTGTAGCATATTACCAAGCGTATGATCTTGTTTACGAATAAGGAAATCAAAACCAACAATGCGCGTAGCGGCATGTGAAATAACTACCGTATCAGGAACGGTTAAATGTATATTTGAAAATGTATTACACATATTTGCACCTGCCTCACATGCTTGATTCACAATATAATCAACTGATAATGGTCCTACAGTTTCTACTGTGAAATCAAAACTGTATGGCTCTTGTCGCTCATTAACCAAATAGCATCGCTTGATTTGCATGGTATTAAATTCACGACGTAGCTTTTCATATTGCTCAGATGCCTTGTCAATACTTGTAACCTTCTTAGCAACGGCCAACCAATCAGTGAACATCTTTTCCTGACGTTCAGGATTCATATCAAGTGAATATTCATACGAGCATTGTGAAACAGGCGAGAATCGTGCATGTTCACGACCAGTTCCCTTAGATGCATATGCAATTGCATGAATGCGCTGTGGAGGGGTAGAGGGCGGTAACATAGCAATAAGTGCCGTTTGTCCTGTTACACGGTCTGGTCTAAATATTTCAGCTGTATTAATAATGACTTCTTTGAAGCCATCTTCTGTTGCAACAGGAACGCGCTTTGTAATAGTAAAATCACTTGCAGTGACATAGGTCATTTCATCTTGACTTCCCGTAACATCCAGTGTAAATACAAATTCTTCCCGTTTCCATGACAATGGATTCTCAATATGGAGCGGCACTAATCCAATACGGTCCGCCAACATTTCATTTGTCATAGGCGTATCATTTTGCTTTATCACAACATCAGTTGTAGTACCGGTAGAGGTCATGTCTGAACGAAATGCAACGGTATCAATGCCAGTAAGAATAATACGGCGCAAGGTATTTGCATAGGTTACGTGAATGGGCGATAGAGTAAATTTCTGCATTTTTCCATGGACATTGTTTTCCAGTTTATGATGAACAAATTCAAAAGCATGTCCTTTCTTTGGGGGGAATTTGGATAATTGAATTTCTTCTTTTTCTTCCAATACTGGCACTACTCTGCCTGATGCTGCTGGTTTTGCGGACATTCTCTACTTTATCTTCCGATGTAATATTTAAATCAATTTTTTATTATGCGTTCCGACAAAGCACGATACGTTCCTAGTGAAGAAAAGGATGAGTAGACCTGCTCCCATACATATTTGTTTTTATTCCAATCGTTGTGATTGGTCCAAAGCATTTGTCGAAGAAATTTCAAGAACATCATATCATAATGAATTCCGTTTTATCTGTGTTGACCCGTCACCTAATCGCCCCGCATTACCCAGTTGGTTAAAACAGACACCGACACTTGTTATTTCAGGAGAGCCCGAGCCCCGTACAAATAGTGATGTCATGAACTGGCTTTATGAACGTAAGATGCGTGATGGTAATAAGAGTGTTTCAACAGGAACTGGAGGAGGAGCAGGAGGAGCAGGAGCTGTAGGACCTGCAGCTGCATTGGATCCCGAGCCTTATTTGGATATGGAGATGGGTGGTGGGTACGGTGATTCTTATTCCTTTATTGGAACGGATACATCTGCACAAGGAAATGGTGGGCTTTCTATGAAGCATAATTTCACGTATCTCAATGGCCAAGATGGAGTTAGTACACGAGAAGCATCCACTTTTCAAACAACCAGCTCTAATCAGAAACGCAGCAAGAAAGAAGAACTATTTGACCAACAATATGAACAAATGATGAAAGGTCGTGAAAATTTTGCTGCCGCAAAACGTATCTAAATGCAACTTCGCCGCCGCAAAAAGCCTAAAGATACGCTATAAAAGTATTACTAACGAGAAGTCATGTCATATCTCAATGCATTCACTACACAAATCATCAACTTCTTTGAAGAATTGTGTATTGTTTTTCCCGAAGAAAAGGATATTAAAATGGCAACGGAAGGTCTGAGGGGCGTGAAAAAGATTAACCCCCGTCTTATGTTGGACTTATTTGTAAATCATGTATACAAGGATTGCAGTACTGCAATTTATGAAAAGAATGTGGAGGTGATTCAACAAGTGGCGCAAGCAAAGATTGCCTCGCAATTTAATGAAATGTTATCTGCACTATCCTTGTTTAATAAGCATTGGTATACCTTGAGTCCAAAGAATCAGGAAATTATTTGGCAGTATTTACAGGTTCTGTGTAGATTGGCAGAGAAGGCAACGGACAAGGTGTAGGTACGGCAATGGATAGATGCGCTATTCTTATGAGGAAAGACTTCTTTTTAGTCCATAGGAAGTATGGCAAAAGAGCAGTCCCTCTTTCAACAAAAGTACAATGAATTTGTAGGTGATTTATTAGGCGCTTTACCAGAATATACAAATGAAATTCAAGTGGCGTCTGCCTTAGACGATGCTGAGCGTATTAATGCATTTAAGGATGTTGCAGTTGGCCATGGAAAAGAGGACAATGTAAATCCTCAAAAGATCCTTCCTGGTGTTACGGTATCAGATGCAGTATGGACATCATTATCAGAGAATACACAGAAAGCTATTTGGGAGCATTTACGTCTGGTCTCAATGTGTTATATGATGGAAACGGGATTTGATGCTGAAACAGGAGCTACTCCTTCATGGATGGATGATGCAATGAAGGATATGAAGGACAAATTGGACAGTGATGAGTTTCAATCTATGATGAAGAAATTTATGGGTATCTTTGGGAGTAAGAAAGACGATGAGGAAGCAGGAGATGCTGCTGCAGCTGGAGCTTCTACAGCTGGCGCTTCTATCCCTAACTTTGGTTCATTCTTTGAAAAGGGAATGCCTAAGTTGCCTGAGCGATTCTTAAATGGTCATTTGGTTCGCTTGGCACAGGAGATTGTTAAGGATATTAAGCCAGAAGATTTGGGATTAGATCCTGAAATGCTATCGCAATGCGAGAAGGAGCCGTCCCGGGCTTTTAGCATGTTATTTGCTACATTTAAGAACAATCCTGAAGTGATTCAAAAAGTAATTGCCAAGGTTGGAAATCGGATTCAACATAAAATCAAAACAGGCGCCATTCGCATGGAAGAGATTGCTCGTGAAGCAGAGGAGCTCATTAAAGAATTTGCAGACAATCCTGCTTTCGTGGAGATGATGGAAGGCATTAAGAAAGCATTTGGATTTGAGGACATGGGGCTTGCAAAGAAGGCAGGTAAGGAGAGTAGTGCCCGTCTCTCTATGGTGCGTGACCGATTACGTAAGAAGTTGGATAAGAAAAAACAACAACAGCCAAAAATGTAAATCACGATATTAAATTCTACATAGGTCTAATAGAATCATGGAGCAATACAGATGTGAACCTCCATTCTGGATTGATCCATTAGTTTTAATTCGTCATTTTCGTTTACAATATGTACCATCCTGTGAGCATTCTCCATGGAACTTTGCCGCCCGGATTATGATACTATCTGTTATTGTTGGACTCATTGCAAGTATGATAGGGGATTTATCATTCTTACTTGTTGCACTTCTTTTTGGTGCACTTACTGCGGGTGCTATTATTTTGATGACAGAGAAACCGGTTTCTGCATCACCTCCTGCAGATATTCCTGCAGATATTCCTGCAGATATTCCTGATGCTAAAAAGGGTGAATATAAGCCATTGCCATATATGGCTGTAGTGGACCCTTCACGGTCAAAACAGAATTATGCCACAGAGCATTTTATTAATGGAGGGTCTGCACCAAATAGTGTTCAGCCATTTAGCGAAGAAGGATTACAATCCGTTACAGGAAGAGTAGAAGTAGATGCTGCTCCCTATTCAGGGCCTTCCTTACCAGATTATACACCGCCTACATCACGAAATCTATTTATGAATGTTCTTCTGGATGAATATAAATATAATCCAAATCGTCCTGTAGCCGCTCCTTTAGGAAATGGAATTGTGAAACAAACCTTGGATGATTATTTTCGTGTTCATTGGTTTTCTGACCCAACCGATGTATTTGGAAAAAATCAGAATCAACGACAGTTTGTAACACAGCCGTCAACTACTGTTCCGAATGATCAGGGTTCATTTGCTAATTGGTTATATAAGATTCCTGGTAAGACGTGCAAGGAAGGTGGACGTGCTGCCTGTTTGGCTGGTTCAGATGGAGGTATGATTCCTTGGTTGACTCATGCTTCGTAAGTCTGTCAGACTTATCGTGTCACAAATGGTACAATTTGAATCACAATTCCACCCATACGCGCTTCACCTGCAGAACATTTAAATCCTCGTACAAAGCATGTACCGTCATTACGCCTGACAATTGTATTTTCAACCGTATGATAGCTTACAAATCCACCAAATTCATCTTGATTTTCAAAGGTAACATGGTTGCCGCTACCATCTGTGCATTCATCATAATGTGCCGCACAAATTGAATTAGGATAACGTTCCGAATAGGGCATTTGTTGGCTGCAAATTGGGCACAACTTCGTAGCGGACATGATAGTTTTGGGGTAGTATTATTATATTACACGCAATCATTTCAATTTTTATAGTTTACATCCATAATGTAATAATAATTTGATCCATGAAAAGTCAGCGCCAAATTCTTTATATTGACGAATTCCATATGCAATAAATCCAATAATAATGATACTATAAATGGCAATGCTCAAATAGTTTCTCCATTTATTAAGGGATGCCAATGAATCATCATTACTATTATTTTTCTGAAGATAATCATGATGGACTTTTAGACTTTGATCCGTAATTAATAATAATAACACAGGTACGGAAAAATACCATTTGCTTTTTACCATTAGTAAAAAGACAAGATATACTGTAATCGTCTTTAGCCATGTTGCACCAATAGAAATCTTATTAGAATTATCTAACACTGTAAATAAAAAGAAGAATGCAATAATGCCGACAAAATGCCGAAACCAAATATTATCATTCATCCATCTGCGAAAATCACAACTCACCATTGTACTAAGAAATCCAAATAAGAGCCATAAATATAAGGCTGTAATTGCAGTTTTTGTATCAAATGATTTATTCATTTCATTTATAATGGCTGACATTTCTATGTAATATAGTGATTTTATTAGATAGTTTCTGTTTTTTACTGTGTAGACAGAAACTGTCTTTTACTGTGTAAGCAGTTTCTGCTTTTTACAACTGAACTTCTTCAGCTTCTTCCCGCGACTATGAAGCACAGATGTAACACAAATAGCAATAGCATTACTCTCTTTCAGTTTTTTACGTGTTCTACGCGCTAAAACCTGCTTGATACAATGACATAGTTTCGTAATCAGTTTCTTTCTCGCCATCCCCGTATTCTTTTATAATATTTTATACCATATATCTTCAGATATCAAATGGAGATCAACAGACTTACACATGCACGCGATGACTTATGTGGCATCCAATCATTTTATTCACAATCTGTCGGTCCTGGACGTTATATGACAACCAATCTAGTTCCCAAGGCTACCGGCGTTAACCCTGTTGCCGTTGACCAGCTATTAATCTATCCTCGCGAGGGATTTGGATTGAACAATGCGGCCATTGATGCTGACTCTGTGTTGCGTAATCAGATTGGGTTCAAGAACAACCGTTGCATGACACGTCCCCAAACCCGTCCCTTCTTATCTGTCCCTTACATGGCTGGTGGAAACCCCTCCCGAGACGTAGAAAGTCTGCTCTTGCACTCCGAGCAGATTCGCATGGGCAAGGAATGTGGTACAGTTACGGAGCAATTCTTCCCTCAACAATACGCCCCTCTCATCCCTATTCTCAAGAACAATGTTCAGAACCCGAAGGATTTGATCCCCGAGGTGGCTGCGTCTGGATGGGTTCATGGTGGAATCCCTTCTCGGTCTTATTTGCGCGATGTGAACTGTTAAATTTCTAATTATGTAATAGAAACATGTCAAAACTCACTGCAAAAGAAAAACAAGAGCATAAAGATAAGGTATATGCCGCAGCAAACGAAGCTGAAGTCCCGCACAAGTATCTTCACATTACTTCAACAAAGTCAGTTGGAGAGATTATTGCCGCTGCACAGAAAAAACAAGCGGCCTCTGCAAAGAGAGCTCAGAAAGCATTGCAACCCGCTACACGAAAGGCCGCAAGTATTATACGAAGTCTTGTTCGTCAAGCACGCGAACGTCTTCCAAATGCACCCGCAAGCGCAATTAAGCATGTTACCTCTAAAATGACTGTTAATCAAATTGTAAATGCTGCTCGTAAACGTATGTCCGCAAAAAGACGTAAGACTACAAAGGAAGCTACTCGCGCATCCATTAAAAGACGTTTGAAGGCTAATAATCA